AACAAAATTAAAGCGATGAGTACTGTGTTTTTTAATGAAAAGGAAATACTTATAGAATGTAATAAAAACTTAGCGGAGATAAACTATGAGCTAAGGTATATACCATATATTCTATCATTAAGACATGAAAAAAACAATATTATTAGCGACATTTATATTCCCTGAAAGAGTTGAATGGTTTCTTAATTACTTAGAGAATAAATTCGAAATTAAAAAAGATAAAGTTTTCTGTTATCAAAATATCGATGATGAATCTAAACTCATATTAACCTTCAAATTAGCAATACCTGAGGGTAAACGATTAAACTTAAAAGAACTATTCCCAAGTGCAATTACAATACATAAAAAAGGTGAAGCATTATACACTATTAATGCTTTAAATAAAATAATTGAACAAACACAATCCGATTCCATAGGTAATATAGATTACAGTCAAATAAAAATAGATTGGTCAGAATATCAAAACAATTTAATATTAACTAAAAACGATGAATTAGTATTTTTTAATATAATAAGAGTTTTTTAATTAGTTTCTAGATATTTATATATAAATAATAAAAATTAAACAATATATTATAATGGAAATTGATAATAATAAAAATGAAAACCTAGAAAAAGCAATTAACACTTTTTTAGGTACACCAAAAAAACAAGAAGAAGATATGGATTGTAGTTCTGGTGTTTGTGTAATCAAAGGAGATAAAAGTCTTATTGAGAGAATAAATAAAAAAATAATTACCGAAGATGGTAGACAACTATTATTCTAATACAAAAATATATGAAAAAGAAAGTTAATTTAGAATTATTAAACGAAGAAATTAAGAGAATTAAATTATTAAATGAATTTACATTTCCTACCCATAATTCAGATTATAGTACGGATGAGTTAATTTTAGGTAATAAAAAATTGGAAGAAGCTGATGAAGAAATGGGATTTGGTGAAGAAGGTGAAGAAAATTTAAACCAAGAACCAACAGATGCTGTTACTGATAATGCTCCTACAGAAGAACCAGCTCCAGAAGCAGTTCCTGAACCAGCACCAGAAGTTGAACCAGCTGGTGATGAAGTTGAATTAGACGTTACTGATTTAGTTAATAATACAGATGAAGCTAAAGCAGCGGCTGATAAAGCTAATAATAATACAGAAATGTTATTACAAAAATTAACTAGTTTAGAACAACGTTTATCATCAATGGATGATGTAAGTTCTAAAATAGAAGATTTAGAAAAAGAAATAGTAAAAAGAAATCCAACTCCAGTTGAAAAACTAGAAATGCGTTCCCTAAGTTCATACCCTTATTCTCAAAAATTAACTGATTATTGGGCTGAGAAAGAAGGACCGTATGATGTTATGGATAAAGAGAAAGAAAAAGAATATGTATTAACACAAAAAGATGTTGATTCAGATTATAGTGATACTAATATAAAACAAAGTTTTTCAGTTAAAGATAAAGACTACGAAGAAGAAGAATACTAATTAAAACCCCTAAAATGGGGTTTTTTAATATTTTTCAGAAAAAAAGTTGTTTTAGTTGAAAAAGTGTTGTAAGTTTGTAAAAAATAAAGGTAAAAAGACTTTACTTTTATTAATTTTATCTTATATTAAAGTATATTAAAAGTGTGAAAAAGTAAATAATTAATTAATAAATAAATTTAGAAAAATGAGTGAAGAAAAAAGTACATTCTTAGCAATGTTGGAGCAGTATGAAAAAAATAGTGCTCCTAAGTATGAAAAAAAAGCAAATAAGGAATTTGATTTGAAAAACTATTTCAATACCTTTATTAAAGAAGGTGTAAAATCAGGTACGAAGCAAATTAGAATTTTACCACCAGCTAAAGGTAAAACACCTTTTGTTGAAATCCATGTACACAAAGTACAAGTGGATGGTGAATGGAAAACATTTCCATGTTTAAAACACCAAAAAGAAGAGCCATGTCCATTTTGTGAAACTTACGATGCTTTACGTGCAACAGGTAAAGAATCAGACAAAGAGTTGGCTAAAAAGTTTAATGTTAAAAAAATGTATGTTGTAAAAGTTATTGATAGAGATAACGAAGAAGATGGTGTTAAATTTTGGAGATACAATCACGATTACCGCAAGGAAGGTATTCAAGATAAAATCATGGGTGTGTTAAACGCTATTAAAAAAGACATCACAAATGCAGAAACTGGTAGAGATTTACTACTTAGTGTTAATAGAAATCAAAATAATATTCCTGTAGTATCAGCTGTTTCACATATGGACCCTTCTCCTTTATCTGAAGACCCTGAAACACTTGCAAAATGGACTTCTGATGAAAGAACATGGGAAGATGTTTATTCTATTAAAAGTTATGATTATCTAGCGATTGTAGTTACTGGTGGTGTTCCAGTTTGGGATAAAGAAACTAATTCTTTTGTTGATAAGGCTACATTAAATGATAATAAAAAAACTAACCTAGAGGAATCTGAAGTTACTATGGGGATTGAAAATGTTAAAGCTAGTATTGTAACTGCTGAAACAACAAAACCTTCTGAATCTGAAGATTATGAGGATGATGAACTTCCATTTTAGTATTACGAATTAAAAATAAAAAAAAAAGAGATAAGAAATTATCTCTTTTTTAATCTTAAGTAACCAAAAAAAAATATATTAACCTTAAAAAAAAAAAAGAATGGCTAAAAAACCAGAAAAAAAATCTATTGAAAAAAAGTCTTTTGATTTAGACGCTTTTTTAGAAAGCGAGAATATCAATTCAGAACCAAAAGACAAAGACTTAACGTGGATACCGTTATCTAAAGCATGGCATGATGCTTTAAAACTGCCTGGGTTTCCAAGGGGATATGTATCTCTAATTAGAGGATACTCTAACACAGGTAAATCAACAGCGTTTTATGAAGCAATTGTTGGTTGTCAAAAAATTGGTGACATGGCAGTTGTAATCGAAACTGAAGGTAACTGGAATGATGAACACGCTAAACAAGTGGGTGTTAAATTCAAAGAAGTTGTTGATGAACAAACTGGATTAATTACTGAAAAACCAGATGGTTTTATTTTGATTAAAAGTAGTGAATTATACAAACGTTATAAGAACTACAATCATCAAGATAGTAAAATGATGACTAAACCTACAAGAGGGGAACCAGTTATTGAGGATGTATCATTATTCATTAGTGATTTGATTCAGAAACAAGAAGATGGTTTAATCACTAAAAATTTATGTTTCCTTTGGGATTCAATTGGAACACTTAACTGTTATAAATCAGCTTGTTCTAATTCTAGTAACAATATGTGGAATGCGGGAGCTATGAGTGTTTTTCAAGCGATTGTAAACTTCAAAATTCCTTCAAGTAGAGCAGAGGATTCACCTTATACTAACACAATGATATGTGTTCAGAAAATTTGGTTAGATAACATGAATGGTACTGTTATTAAACACAAAGGTGGTGAGTTTATGTTCTTCAATTCTAGAATTATTGTTCATATCGGTGGTATTTTAACACATGGAACAACAAAGTTAACAGCAGTTGCTTTAGGTCAAAATTTCCAATATGGAACAAAGGCTAAAATTAGATGTGAAAAAAATCACGTTACAGGTATTGAAAGAAATGGTGAAATTGCATCTACACCACATGGATATGTAAATCCAGATGAGTTAGATACATACAAAACTGAAAAAAGAAAATTCATTCATGAATCTTTAAATGTTAGTTATGATACACCTATCGATTTCAATGAAGAAGAAGGTGATTTTGAAGGTGGTGATATTGCACCTTAATAAAACAATATAAAAAAACAATCACATAATTAATAACATTATGTGATTGTTTTTTAAACAAAAAAGAGAGTATTAACCTTAAAGGTTTTAAAAATGAATAAAAGACCACCTCGTAATGGTGAACAAGTAACTGCGATACAAAATACTTTAATTATCGATGGTAATTCTTTGTTTAAAACAGGATTCCATGGTGCTAAGAATGAGTATAACCAAAAAGGCGAACCTATCGGTGGTGTCTATCAATTTCTAACTGTACTTCGTAAGTTATTAACTGAAGATTTATACCATAGAGTATATGTTTTTTGGGATGGACCCATGAGTGGTAAATTAAGATACAATATTTACAAACCCTATAAAAGTGGTCGTGGTAAAGATTATGTAAACGGGACCCAACCCGTAGATGTCTCAGAAATTAAACAACGTAAAATGATTTGGGATTACCTAAATGAAATGTACATCAGACAATTATCTAATGAAGTAATTGAGGGTGATGATTTCATAGCTTACTATTGTTTAAACAAAAAAGATAATGAAAAAATTACTTTATGTAGTAATGATAGAGACATGCTTCAATTAATTGATGAAGATATTAGAATTTATATTTTAGATTTAAAAAATTATGTTGATAAATCCAATTTTTCTCAGTACTTTAGACATTATCATGAAAACTCTGTTTTGTTAAAAACAATGACGGGTGATAATAGTGATACAATAAAGGGTATTAAGGGTTTAG